GTCTGCTCTTGAACAGTCGCATGTCCAGTATATTTCTATAGTTGGTGCAACATCAACTCGTTCTTCTTCTGATTCATCATAGTTAATGTACATCCAACCCCCACAGGCTGGGCATTTAGGTGCCTGTACTTTCATCTTCTACCACCTTTGGGAGATTAAAGAACGTTCTCATGATTTCGACTGCTTCATTATAATCTGTGGTAATACCAATAGCATAATGTCGTAACCATGGATGATTAAGGTATTTTTCTTCTACAACAAAGACAACTGGTATCTTTTCTTTATAGAAAGCATATGATGCTTCGATGGTACTACCATATGATGGGCCATCAGTGTTGATGACAATCATACCGTCACACCAGCCAATATCTTCTAAGTCATGTTTGACAACCCATGTTGGGTTTACCCATTCTCTGCTTGCACGTATTTCTTCTTCTGTTTTATTATCGAAGAGTTCAAGTCTATCGGCAAATGGATTTTTGACTTCAAAGTATTTTTCCATTACTGGGATTACATTTGTTGCAACATGATTACGTAATCGTAATGAATGTGCAATATAGATTGTGTGTCTATTTAGTCTGGTCATTATTGTTCCCTCGTATCTATTTCCTCTGTGATGCTTTGTTTATCAAGATCCCCTTGAATGTTACAAAGTTCTATAGATAGATTTTGATAGAAGCTGTAGTTTGTTTTGGTGAATAATTTATCAGTAAGTTCTTGTGCTTCTTCTATAAGTTCTGATAATTTTGATAGTCTTGATTTCTTCATAGCCAATTCACCGGGAGATCTAGATCAATCGCGTACTGTAGTTTCAAGTACAGTATGAATGCTAAGATGAATAATATCAATGCATGTCCCAAGAGCCACTTCTGTTCATGTTTTGCATCAATTCCAATGATGTTTCCTGGTGCTTTACCTTTCATGATTTTATCAAGCCTGTACCCCCAACGACTACCGATTGACGTATATTCTTTCGGGCAGTTGCTAGGGATGATATCAATGGCGAGGTGTGTACCAGCGCCGAGATTGAAGAACATCATGAAGAAGATGAAGCCTGGATAGTCTGGGGTGAAGAGATAGGAAGCAGTGATACCTATCTGGATCAGGCTGCTGTGGGTTATCGGGTTTCTGTGGCGTTTGATGCCACCGAATGTAATATCCCAGTCAGGAAAGCCACCACCAGCTAGGGTGCCAAAGAGGAACGGCCAGAAGGGGTTTGGAAAGTCGTTACCATAATTCACTAATCCTATTACGATGTAAAATATTATCCCAAAAGTCAATGCTACAACGAAGTGGTCTTTACCATGCATTCATGTCACCGTCTAGTAATAAAATTGTGGGTACGAAAAACTAATAAAGGTTTCTGTTTTAGTCATAACTATGAAGATCAGAACGGAAAATCTCCAAACTATCTAACCACTCTAACCTCTGGCGGGGTGACAGTGGCAACCGCTGGACAGAGTGGGCAGATAGTAGGAGAAAAACTACATGCCCCATAAGAAAGGTAAGAAGAAGTCTAAGCACCCAAAGACTTATCGTAAATGTGAAGCACGAGTGGCACCAAACTGTACAGGTTTGTATCGCTCGACAACAGTTAAAAAAGAAGGTATTTGTAATAGGTGCTACCAGCACCTTGCGAACACCGAACAGTAGTCGGTATATGATTAAAGAGAAGGTAACAAGTTAAGTCTTAATGAGTCTTCCACTGTTATCTTCTCTACATCAACCGCAAGTCTTATCAATGCTATATAATACTAATTGATAGTGATTATTATGTCTGACAAAAAGACACTAGAACAGCATAAACGTAATATTGCCAGCTTACGCCCAGATGGTGTGAGTAGTGGTATTCAACAGACGTTTGACAAAGCTGCCGTAGGGCAGAAATTAAAGAAATTTACGGGCGTATGTTCCGTATGTGGACAACCTTTTTATCCAGGATTTGCAGTACGATGTTCTGTATGTACAAATTCATTGTTTCATGCAAGTTGTTTTGGAACACATGTTATGAAGTTCCATTCACCATCGAGTGTTACTGTTGTATTAAGTGCAGGTGAGAAACCTGATCAATGGATTTTTGTTGATGCTGATCCTCCACTTCCAAATGAACCAGTAGAAGAAGAGAAAATAGAGGAAGAGGTAGAAGAAGAGAAGGTAGAAGAACCTGAACCAGAACCTCATATTGCTGCTGTAGAAGAAGAGAATACACGAGAAGTTCGTGCTACAAGAACCAAGAAACGCCAGCATATAAGCGAGTAATAGTGTTAATATAGGCTTTATGTAATCAATATCTTGTATCAGCCCGTAAAGGTGAATGCCAAAGCTGATATAGGAAAGAATAAAAAATGCCTATAGATATAAATCGAAAAGGTAGAGGTGTTCCAAAAACAGCAGGAACAGCAATTGCTAGTGCGGGTGTGACAACCGCAGCACCTGGTGCATTGCTTACTGGTGTTGCAGACCACATCTACGTAGTTCACAGAATAACCTTCCAATACCCAACTGATATTACTGCAATTGATATGGATATCAAGATTGATGGTATTTACCAAGAAGGTACAGCATACGATTATGCAACAGTCGATGATGCTGGTGACATTACTGAAATCAGTACGGTCATTAACACATGGGTTGATCCTAATCCACCAACAGGTTATGTAATTTGTTACAAGGAATTTCCAACAGGTATTCCTCTTGCAACAGGAGACACAATCAGTATTGTTGGTAATGATGGAACTGCTGCTAACAACTATACTAGCGCTGGTGCAACTGCCATGTCTGTGATTCTGGACTACGAAGATTGCGATGCACAAACCTACTACGCAAACTATAAGTAGTATACTCCAATAATAGGTGACAGGATGTGATTAATGTAGAGGCTGCTATAAAGGCAGAGATTGAATCAGTCGAATCTACATTACCAAAAAATCCTGTCATCATCATTGGTGGTGCAGACGTAATAACTGAATATAATAAAAATCTGGATAGGTCAATTAAGACTTTCAATGAAAGACTTAAGAAACTATCCAGCCCATATTTTATCCGAACCAATCATACTTCAAATGGAAATGAATATCCAGGAAGATATTTTTATAAATGGATATGGAATGAGGATAAAGAAAAAATGGAACGAAAGTATGTTGGGCTGACTGTTCCAGACGATGATGATGTTCCAACAGGTGGATTTCCAAAGGCTCCCATAAATATATTAGAGGGGCTTGAGTATAGAATATTCCACCATGATGTGATTTGTTCACAGAAGATGTATGAGAGATTCTTTACATTCTTTGAACCACACAATCTAATAGTGCTCAGATTAAAGATCTGAGGAGGTACCCATTCTGACAGAAGAAAAAAAGCCCGAACATGTAAAGGTGGAAGTCGGTGAAATAGGTGATAAAGGTCACAATATGCGACCATCAACTACTAGTAAAGTCAAACAGTCTGTTCGATTGATTAGAACTCCACAATCATACGAACGTATTTTATCATCTATGGAAAGTAATCTTGTAGAGATGGGTAAAGGTATTGTTGGAAGTCCAGGTAAAACTGATAGGATATCTGGTGTTCCACATGAATACGATATGGATTTATACACAGGATTATACAAAGGAGATAGTCTTGTATTTCGTGGTGTTAACTTAACAGCAGACCACGCAATTCAATCTGGATTTACTATTGATGGTGGTTCTGATGAAAACAGAGCACTCATTGAAGATTGGGTTGAACTTGTTGGGCTTGACAGTCTTTTACATGATACAGTAAAAGCAATTTTGATATGGGGGAATGCATTCTTTGAGATTGTTGAAGAATCAGATGAGTGGTATGGTATCCAACTAAAACCAATCCCACCATCAACTATGTACGTCTATCGAACGGAAACTGGTGATATCATCGGATATGTTCAGATCCCGAAACAAAGACGATTCATTAAAACAAAGGATGGGTATAGACCATTTAGATTACAGCTTCCACGAGTTAAGAATATGGATGATCTTAACACGGAAGCAAAACGTGGATGGAAAGGATTAGTTCGTACAATTCATCCAGATGCAATTCCATTTGACGCTGATGAGATTGTTCATATCAAGGACAATGCACTCCCTGGTGGCGAGTATGGGTTATCAGTAATTGAACCAATGTTATCATCTTTGACTATTTATCAAGGAATGAGAATTGATATTGGTGTTATCAGCAGGAGATACGCAGCACCAAAGACCTTGTGGTTGGTTGGTGATGAGAACATGCCTGCAACAGATGAAATGATGGACAATTTTAAATATTACATGGACATTCAGAATATTGGTGATGATGTAGTAGTACCATCATGGATCAAGTTTGAGGTACTTGGTGCGGGTCAAATGACTATGGATCTTGAGCCTTATCTTGGTATGCTTCGTAATGATGTGTTCGCAGGACTTTCAGTACCAGAGATATTGATGGGTGGAACATCTACTGGAAGATTAGCAGCAGCACAGATTCAACTTGAATCATTTAGTAGACGTATTGTTGTTCTACAACGACTATTATCAAATATATGTAGACAGCAAGTATTCCCACGAGTATTACAATTAGACTATCCATTATCACGTAGTGATTGGCAATCAACACCAAAGTTAAAATTCAGACCAATCCTTACAGAGGAACAGAAATATCTACGTTCAATGAACCTATACACAAGTGGTGTTTCAAGTCGTGAAGAGAGCAGAAAAATTGTTGAGATGACTGCTGAAGTTGATGGTCATATGGCATTAGATGATGAGAAGGAACTTGCTGATCAAGCTGGTGAGATTGCTATTAAGACTGCTAAGGCTACACCAAGACCAACTTCAGCAACTGGATCTGATGGTGGGCGTGGCCCATCACAGACAACTGGTGGCGGTGGGGACGATAAGAAAAAAGCACAGAAACCTGCTGGTGAACGACCAAAGAGTCAGGGGCAATCTAAATGACCAATCAATCTCGACGTAATAGAAAAGGTAGTGGTGGGTTCTTTGCTGAGAGACGAACTAGGGTAAGAAAACGAAAAGATAGATTGACTTCACGCGGTGTTCTTATGGGTAAAGAATCAGGAACTGGTAATCCCCGAATGGGTAATCCTCGAAGTCGAAGTATTTCACGACAATTAAAAGCACAGAGGAATAAAAAATAATGTCGAATCGTAGAGATACTCAACACCCAAACCAAAGAAAGAAATCTGCTAGTAGACCAAAAGCAAAGAATAAAAAGTCGTGCTAAAATTTTTTGTGCCATCTATTTTTCGGCAGATGTACAAAAAAATCGCAATAGTATTTATTAGGCACATCTGTTTAGATTTTATATGATACAGTTGTCCGTATAGACTTTTCATGAGTTATTCGTGATGGTCGCTGTCTGGTGTCATTCGGACAACTGTACCAATATATGGACAATATATGTAATGAAAAATCGAGGCTATCGACTGTGAATGAACCTAAAAAATTATCATGGACTTCTCCCGTTACAGTCTATGAGCGTCTTGAAGACGCTATTTCTACTCTTGTTAAAAGAGAGAATGTAAAAGTCGTACACGGATTAAATGAAGCACGACTTGAATCATTACGTGAAACAGAAGTTGACGGAATACGGGCTTCTGATAAGCATTTCTATGTTATTGGTGATGCAATTCATGCAACCACCACCGCCAACTTACACACCTATCTGGCGGAAGAACTAGAACTTGCAACAGAGACCCTTGCTGGGAAACCAGTTATGGTAGACCATTCAAAAGAGAGTGCCGATAATGTAGGTAAAGTTCTCGTAACGACCTGGGAGAGTCGAAGTGGTCTTGATAGTGCGATATCATATATTGCACGAATTAGGAAGAGTCATACTATCGCTGAAGCCGTAGAGGTTGGCGATATTGACAGTGTGAGCATAGGTGCCACTGCTGATATGATCGAATGTTCGGTCTGTGGTGGTGACATGTTGCAGTGCCCACATCATATTGGAAAGACGTATGAAGTAGAGGGCGGAAACCCAATCACTGCTACCGCAATTGGTAGAGGACTGGTATTCCGTGAGCTATCTATAACGCCGTTCCCCGCAGATGCGCGAGCATCGGCATATGCAACAAACAACTCACTATATTCTGCTGTGGAAACACTTGTAGAGTCTAGTGATATAAAACAACAACTGCAAAAGGCAGGTGCAACCAAAAAAATGTCTGAGGACAATACTAGAGAGTTGGAACTAGCTACTGAACTTTCAGCAATGAAAGAAAAGCTAGAGCAGCTCAATACAGAAAAGGAAAGCGCCCTGAAAAAGGTAGAATCTTTCCAAGAGGAAAAGAAGGCCGATCTCGTCGATAGGGTCTTTGAGATGGAGGTTGCTGCCAACATCAAGGAGTCCAAGGACGAGATGGTCAGAAAGACCGAGTTAAAGGCGATGTCCGCTGAAAGTCTCCAAGCAAGTATTAGCACTCTAAAGAGTGTTGTTACAGCAATGGAGAAGATGGCTCCTAAGAGTAAATCAATCGTAGCAGACGAACCAATTGAACCTAAAGTAGATGTAGATCCATTAGTCTATACTTCAAATGAAGTCAAGCAGGGTCTTAGACATATTATGGGTATGAGAACAAGCCGTGGAGCACAGGAAACTGTACGAAGATGGGCTATTGATCCTTCAAACCCAATGTATGCTCAATACAAACAATTAGTTAGTTCAAATTCGGAAAAACTACGTGGAGGTAGCAACTAATGGCAGATATAATGACAGGTTTTACATCAACACTCATATTTGATGATACAACCATTACAACTGCAAGAATGCATAGTTACATGTCGTACACAGGTACAGATTATACTTGTGAAGTAGGTGATTATGACAATTGGGCAACTGACAGCCTTTACTTTGCTGGTATTTCAATGATCAGATATCCGTACAGAACATATTCTGAACTCCTAGAGTCACCATATACTGCAACGAATATCACTGTTTCATATGATGCCCAGGAAGGTGGAAAAAGGATTACTGTCATTAACAACACAGTTACAGACGTACTCCCAGCAGAGGATATATTGGCAGGTCAGCAAATCATGTTTACTGACGTTGCTAATCACAGCGCTACTGATACCCACGATGGTATGGTAAGTGTTGCTGACGGTTCAACTGCTGCTGAGATTGCTGCAACAATTGGTGTTGCAATGACAAGTTCAGATGTTCCAACAACTCACACAACCCACACATATGACATGGAGGACTTCGATGAGACAAATCATCCTCATCTTGAAGTTATGCTCTGGAGGTAATTAAGATGGCGGTACCAAAATTCCAACAAAAACTCGAAGAACAAATCTTAGACAAGAACGACTTGTTCGAACACGAGATTAAACTAGAGAGACCACTCGAAGAGTTTGCACTATATAGTCCAAGCCTTGAAGAGTTGAACTCAGCCATCCGAAGGGACAGTCAAAAACTCTTGATTCCAGAAGTTATCAATGAGAATATTTTGACAGTAGCAGAAGAAGCTCGTATTGCACGAACTCTTTGTCAACAGGTTATGATCGATACTGATTCTATGACTTGGTTGAAGGAGAGAGGCTTTGAAGCTGTCCAGATTGAAGAAGGTTCAGAGATTCCAGCCCGAAAGGGAACTTACGAGAAGTTCACACTGACCGTAGGTAAGACTGGTATTCGACCACACATCACAAATGAGATGATCGAAGACTCACGATGGAATGTCATTAGAAGGAACCTTGACATGGCAACACTTGCTATGGCACGACTTGAAGACCGAATCACCATGAACGCAATGATTCAAGGTGTACCAAACGGTTCTGCAATGGCTGCTGGAGTTGGTGGTGTTGGTGAAGTAATCAGTAATCACTATCTACAGATGGGTGATGCTGGTGTAGACGACACCCTTTCATGGAAGTCAATCGCACTCGGAATAGCACTATTGAGAATGGAACAAAAGCAACCTGATACACTTTTGATACACCCATACCAGATGGTCGATCTGATGACTGGTGAAGGCGACTTCATCGGTGCAAACGAACGTGCCTATCTGACACTACCTGAGACCATTAGAAGCTCAATGCAAAATGGTACAGTAGGTAGCATTGGAGGTATGAGAGTAGTTGTTTCCGCAAACATGACCGCAGGATATGCACTCATGTTCGATTCAAGCCAGTATGCTGTCTTTGTTGAGAGAAGACCTCTCGCAATTGACAATTACAATGATGTCCTTAGAGACATGCAGGGTATTGTCATGACACAAAGATACACTGCTGCTGCAATCGATAGAGATGCTGCTGTGCTATTGTACGGTGGAAAGGCTGACTTATTCCCATAGTTTAATTCACGCTAAATGAGCAGGTAATACTGCTCATTAACACATCCTGGAGATTTTAATCTTCAGCCTCTTTAGCCCCCGAATGGTGAGGTACTTCACTCCCTCGGCCTCACCATTCACCATGGGTAAAATAACTGAAGGAGTTACAATTAAAAAAAAAATCGGAGAATAGCCAATGGCGATTGCGGATGATTTCACCGTAGATTTAAATGGTGATATACGATACACTGGTGGGGGTTCATCTTACTACACAGTATTAGAGTTACATAGATATTTACAGTCACTTGCTGATGACCCTCAGATGGTTGGTAACGATTTATTGGATATTACAAGTGCAGATCCATCTAGCCGTTCTACTGACAATATTATTACACTTAATTCTCCGTTCAACATCGATGACGATGCTGCGGAACAACTATACAATGGTTCTATAACCCAAGATGATGGGGATACTGTTTACTCTGGTCTTAGAGTGGTTGGTACTGTTGAATCAGGAACTGAACTTATTGTCATTCGTGACAACAAGATTATCACTTCATGGTGGGGTACTGGTATTAATACCGATGCTGCTAACAACATTATTTCACAAATGCTTATTCGTACCAGAGGTGGAAGCAATGGTACAGATGATTTTACAGGTTGTGACATTGATGGTAAGAAATTAACTATCATGGCTCGTGAGTTTAACGACAAGTATGCTGAGTTCCAGCTTACTGCTGGTCTTGGTAACTCTGTTGCTGCTATTTTCACAGTACCTGACTTGAATAACACCACTCCTGCTGCTACTGTTGGTGCTTGGGGTACACCACCTAATAATGGCAATGAAGGATATAATCTCATTGACCTTAACAATGGTAATGGTTCACAACCTTATTATTCATTATGGGATAAAGAAGCTTATACTATCAACCAACTTTATGAACAAACAAAATATGACCAGCGAAGAGGAACTGCTGCTACATGGTACGGAATTTCTGCTGCATTGTTCAGAGGTATTTCACATCAGTATGATTATGATAATGAAACTGGTGCTATGAGTGAAAGTGAGATAATTGCTTGGGGATGTTCATATCCATATACTACTGGTTCAGGTGCATTTACGGTTGGTGAACGAGTTACATTCTCGCCAAGTGGTGCAGTAGGTCAACTTATTTATGATGATGGTCCTACAACTGGTACCCAGGTTGTCTATCTTGATCCAAACTCAGCTGCTCCTACAAGTTCAGATACAGTAACAGGTGCAACTAGCACTGAAACAGCCGATGTTGGTACTGTTACTGGTGGCACCGCTGCTGGTGGAACAGGACTTCTTATTGCAGATGATGGTACTGATACTGTTTGGTTTCAATTACTTAGTGGTTCAGTACCTGTTGATCCATTATTTGTATTTGGAAGAACAAGCGAGAACAGTCATCAGGTCAATGGCTCTGTAATTTCACGTACAATCACTGCTGAGGCATTTGGGCAGTCAACAGGAACTGCTATCATTGGTTCATTTGGTGTTGGTGTAGAAGCTACTGACCTATTAACTGCTGATAAACTTACAGACTTGCTTAACGCCCCACAGAGTCCTCCAAACAATCAGATTTTCACAGTATCTGGATTGGTATCTGGTGAAGATAGAGTATTGGTTACAGCCAACGATGGATCTAATAATGTTGATTATAATCAGTATGCATTACAAACCACATTGAACTCTACGGTTTCAGAAATAGTAGTAACTGGTGCTGTTGAAGGTTATACACCACAGCAAGGATGGTTACGAGTATTACTAGATAGCCCAACACCTGTAGGTGACCTTGGAACCTATTATTACATCGCATATACATCATGGACATTTAGCACAAATACCACATTCAATACAGCAAGTACAGATTGGTCTACTCATGTAGCAACTGCTGCCAACAACGTTTTCGTTGGTCTAATAGACAAAACCGCTGATGCTACAACTGCTACGTTCACTGGTGTTTATACATCAGATAAGTCATTACTTGGAAGAGTTCGTGATGGTGGTGGAACGCCAACCAAACCGCTTGATTACGTTGTTACGTTCAATAGTGGTGGTGGTGGCTTTTCAGCTATTAGAACACCAGATATTTAAAGGTGATTGGTGATGGTACATGTCAGAATTACGACCATTCCCACGCTATGAGCGTAGAGGACAATGTAATAGATGTGGACAGTGTTGTGTAAATGAGGGTTGTGAACACTTTACTCCTGCAACTGATGGTTCATTAGCAACGTGTCATATTCATGACCAAGATAGGGAACCGAAGTGTGTTGATTTCCCACAACTACCACCAATTTTGTTCGAGGGTTGCGGGTACTGGTTCTATGATAGATGGGAAGATAAAGAACTAAGGTTCAGGGAGGTCTGAATATGAAAATACAGTGTGAAGATTGTTCATGTCAACCTGATAGTAATGATGAAAAATTCTATGAGATGAGGATTACATCTACTGGTCTTGACCTTCAACTTGATATGGTTGATAAGATATTATGTCAAGAATGTATAGAACAATGGATTACCGAAAATGGAATAAGTACAATACAATCTATAAGACGTATTGAAAATCCAATTAATGGGTGATATAAGATGACAATAACAGTATCAGGACTCAATTACACACAGATTGCAGCTGGTGAATCCGTGACAGGTGATACTGGGGTTGGTGGTACTTGGTCTGGTGATAGTCCTGCTCCTGATCCAGGTTCATTCCTTGAAGGTTCTAATTCAATGTCTTTTGTCATCAAGTCATCATCTGGTATCAGATATGCTACATTTACTCCAACGTCTTCAATCGATCTTTCTGGAATTAAACATGTTAGATTCTGGTTCTTATCTATCCTTGGTTCATATATTCTTGCAAAGGCATCAGGTGGTATCATGTTCTATTGTACTGATGGAGCAAATACTGGTTACTGGAACCTAGATGGATCAGACACTTACAATGGTGGCTGGAAGAATATGGTTGTGGATGTATCACGAGCAGTTGATTCTGGTACCAAACCAACCAACATGAATGCTATTACTGCGTTAGGGGTTGCTCTGCAATTAGGAACTGGTGGAAAGAATGTTGCTTCTGTATGGATAGACAACCTATCCGTAGGTGACGGTCTCATTTGTTACGGAGATGATGCTGGAGGATATTTTGATTTTCAGGATATTTATGCTGCCGACTCTGCTACAACTGGTGGATGGGGTGTTATCACAAGAACTGGTGGTGCTTATTTCTTAACAGGTGCGATTCAGATTGGAGATTCTGCAAGCACAAATTCTTGTAAATTCCAAGCAACAAGTCAGACCGTTATATTCGAAGACCGAGGTTCTGATATTAACAGTTCTCTCATGGGTATAGATGTAGTTGACAATGGTACTGGTACAACAGAGTTCATATTAGGCGAAAAATCAGGCACTGCTGGTATTTCAGGATGTAATATCAGGGTTGCGAGTACATCACAAACTTCAAAGTTCTATATTGATGGTTCTACTGATACAGATGTTGACAATTTCAAATTATACGGTAGTTCATTTCTTGATGCAAGTTCAATAACAACACCAGCAGCAGGTGCAAATGTAGAAGCTTTGAACTGTTCATTTGAATCATGTGGAGAAGTGGTACCATCAACATCAGTGGTAACCAACTGTAACTTTGTTTCAGCGAATGATATTGGTATCAGAATGAGTAGTACATCTCATGCAATCACATATTGTAAGTTCATTTCATGTGGGCATGGTATTAACATTTCAGGTGGGACTGGATCATATACATTTACTGGTCTTAATTTCACTAACTGTACATACGATATTGAGAACTCTGGTACAAGCGCAGCTGTAACTGTTAATGTTACAACAGGTACTGGTTCTAACCCAAGTACATATGAGAATACTGCTGGTGGTACTACCACCATCAACAACGTTGTTACGTTAAAGCTCACGGTCAAAGATCCTACTGGTGCTGCGATTGTTGGGGCACGATGTATGATGGAAGCAGGAGATGGTACAGGTGCTGCACCGTTTCTTGACAGTGTTGGTATTACAAGTTCTGGTACAGTAGCCACTGTTACTCATACAGCTCATGGGTTATCTAATGGACAGATGGTGAATATCAGGGGATGTACTCAGCCTGAATATAATGGTGCAGGTAAGGTCATCACGTATATCAGTGTTGATTCTTACTCATATACGATATCTGGTTCACCAGCAAGTCCTGCAACAGGGTCTCCAACATCAACCCAATGCTTTTTGAGTGAGACCTCAATTGCTGGTGGCATAGCACAGGAAGATTTTAATGCTGCTGGTACACAGCCATATAGAGGTAGAGTACGATATGCAACGACTCCACCCTATTATGAAGATGTAACATTCAGTGGTACTGATTGTTCAGCAGGATTAGACTTACCAATACAAATGGGGCTAGACCAATAATGACATTAGAATCATACGACCAAGTATATACAATAGACAGGTTCAAACTTGAAAAGGAATGTATTTATCTTATGAAGAAACGAGAAGTTCTTGAAAAGTTAGTTTTAGAAAGAGATAAGACCATTGAAGAACTTGTCAAAGCCTGTGATGATAGAGATGTGATGTTAACACAACGTTCTTTACAGATCTCTGGTCAAACGGAAACAGTGAATCAGATTCTAACAAGTGTTAATAAGGAAAAAGAGGATTTAAGTCAGGAGGTACAGCGACTACAAAAAGAGAACAAGGAGCTGAAAGAACGTGTCGGTATCTATTGATTGGGGAAATAAGATAATCAATGTACCGAAGGCATATCTAACTCTTATTCAGGCAACTCCTACTGAAATACGCGAATTAAATATAGACTCTTTCAGATATGATCTTAGAGCACTTGAAGCTAGTGATGAAGGGGTTGTATTTGATTATACTCATTCTCATAATGCACCAGTTAGTGTTGGTGGGGTTACACTTGCTCGTGTTGTTGAAATTGTCAATGGATATACTATTACGT